TGTTGAAGTTGGTCTATAAATTGGATTATTTAATGAGAATGTATATTTTGTATTCGTATTAAATTGTGGTGTTAAAAGATACTTTAATTGAATCTTAGTAATGTTTGATACAATACTGCTTTCGCTAGTATCAATTAAAGTCGATAATGCTGATTCACGAAATACAGCATCAAATTTATTTAAATTACCTGTGTTATAATTTTTAATTATATCAATCACAATGCTCTTTATAGTGTCAGCACTACGAGTTGTTAATTTAGGATTGTAATATACATTTGTATTTACTGATATGTATAATATGTCAGGATCTACTATTTCGGGAATAATACTTACTAAGCTTTTTCCTTTTATAATATCTTTAATTATAATTTGTTTTGTACTTAATGTAAGAGTATCTCCTGTTTTTGGTTTGATGCAAATGTATGCTTTTCCATAAATTGGTGGATCATTTTCTTCACCACCCCAAACAGAAATAGCATCTACGTTATTATAAAATTTAGGAATAAGTGTTTTATAATCTTCTGCAGTCACAGCACGATTTTGAGATGTAAAAGATTTAGGAGCATTATATTTTATACTGTCTATTGATTCAGGTATAGAACCACCTGCTGCAATCGATTTAGTCACTATTGATAAGTTAGCTGTATTTGTGAATGCGTTTCCTGTGTATGTGAAAGTAGATGTACCATTTGGTTCTGATTCACTGCAAACAAAATAATCTATAAGAATATTTGCACCATTTGCTGGAGCAAATCCTAATAAACCATCACCAAAAGAAATAACATAATTACCATCATCATTTTCTTTTAAGAAATAAACACGTGATGTTGGAGTTAATGTAGCGAAATTATCAGCAAGAGTATATACTGTATTTGCTGCTGAGCCTGCTACCTCTTGAACATTCACTTTAATTGTTGAAGAATCTATTTTAAGGTTTGGAATTGTATAAGTTCCATTCGTCACCATTGAATATGTTTTTTGTAATAGTCTTCCTTCAATTATAGGAATGTTTAAAAATGAATATGTATTTGTGACTGAACGAGAAGCAGTGAATGCACTATCAGTTGAGAAATTAAAATTACTTCCACTAAAATTTGAACTAAATGAAGTTCCTGCTGGTATAGTAAGTGTGGTTGGATTTCCTGACACGTTAGATACTATCACATCAATAAGTGCTCTTGAAGCAATGCTTGATGATGGAGTATATCCTAACGATTTAGCAAGACTTACAACTGATGAACGTTTAACAGCACTATCTAAAAACATTTCATTAACACTTAAATTATAATACAAAGCATTATAATGTGTGTTATAAGCAAGTACATCTAATAGAATCGAAAGACCAGATCCTTCAAAATTGTAATCGCTAAATGCATTTTGTGCTTTTAAATATGTCTTTATATTCTTTTTTATTTCATCAAAATCTAATTCAGTGACTTTAATGTTTCTACTTGTTTCTGACATTATCGTGTTCTTTCAAGTGTTAAAGTTAATTCTATTGGTGTAGCTGTATTAATGATTTTAAATATAATACGAATATCTACGTAATTCTCATCAGGTCGAACATTAACAAAAACATCAACTAGTTGTACTCTTGGTTCATAATTTCTTATTACATCTACTATACTTCTTTTAATAATTGAAACAGACATTTCAGTGACTGGTTCAAATAATAAACCACGAACTTGACTGCCAATTTCGCTATGGAATGGTCTTTCAAAATTTTTAGTAAGTATTAAATTTCGAACACTTTGTTTAATCGCTTGTTCATCATATTTTATAGCTACATCTTTATTAACTGGATGTGCTGTAAAATTAAGATCTAAATCTGTAAATGTTCTTGTATTTGTAGGCATATTGTATTTAGTTATCCTATATTAACTTTTGGTGAACAAAGTGGTCCGACAGAATCACCACAGGCTATTGGGTCTCCTAATCTAACAGCCATTTTTCCTTCTATAAAAACTTTTGTTGATCCTAATACTACTAATCTAGATGCTCCTGCATGTGTTATTAAACCACATGTATGTGATATATAAATTGTATTAAGTGTTAAAGGAATAGCTAATCCTTGTATAGTTGTTTTTAAAGCAAATGGTCCCGCAGGTAATCTTGCTGGAAAACAACCATGACCAGAAGAAAGAGTTAAAATTGTTGCAGCTAATGGCATATTTATTTAACCTCTGGTATTAAAGATAAACCATCTGATACTTTTAGATGGTCTCTCATAGTAAATGTTTCGAATCTATTTCCTGTATATTTCCATGAACAATGCAACCAAACTGATTTTTTACCTGCATACGATAATACTATACGATCAAATCCATAAGGTAAAGATAAAGCTAAATCTATTGCTGCTTGATAATGTTGAGCACGATTCCAGCTTGAGAATATAATATCAACAGCTTCACCTGTATAGTGTTGAGATGTTTCAGGAGATCCTGCTTGAATTTGATTGTTTCTATATCCATTTACAATTAAAACGTTTTTGAATAAATCTTTCATTGGTTCAATAAGGTATGTTGCCATTCCTTTTAAATTACAAACTATTTGTTTTGGATCTACTCCCATTTGTGATATAATAGGAATACCACCATTTCGATTTAATGCTCCTAATTGAATACGAGCAGATAATTGTAAGCTTGGTTCATAGCTAGATAACCCATAAATGTATTCACATTTTTGCTCTGCTGTTTCAATTTCTGATTTAACTGTTGGTACAGTTTTAACAGAAACATTACCTAAATCTAAATTCTTACGAATATATAAACCACGTTGTATTTGACGTTCACGATGAGTTTGAGAATCTCCTTCATCAGGAACTTCATAAACAAAATACTCTCTTGCTGAACGTGAATTAATTTGTAATTCAGGAATAACTGGCATTTGTGTATCAATAATTTCATTTGTTGTAAGTGCTAGTCCTGATGGAGTAAATCCATTAGCTATTTCTACTTTACTGCCATCTAATTCTAAAACTTGTGCTGCACCTAATGTAGCCATTCCTTTTGACTCCATACGTATTTGTCCAGCAACTAATCTAAATTCACCACCAACATTTAAATTCATATCACCAGCAACTGTGACTTTACAATCATTGTTAATTACAACTTCTCCTGGACCATCTATTCTTATTTTTGCTCCAGCTTTAAGTACAGCATTTAATTCACCATACACTGTTAAATTTTTTGTACCACCAACTAATTCAAAAGTGTTTCTTTCGCTTAATTGATAACGATCTCCTACTACACGATCAGTTAATGTACCATTATGATCCCATTCCATCCAACTTCCACGTTTATGGAATATATTAATTCTTTCAGCATTTGGTGTGTCATCTAATTCAAATACATGTCCTCTTTCAGTTTCAACAACTTTATTAAATGGATATTCTGCATTATAAGGTATTTCAGATTGATCCCAAGTATCATAATTAAATCTTTCAATACCTAATGCTCTTGCTGATTCTTTTACATATACTGAAGTTTTGTCTATATTTTCATGTCTTGCTAATCTAGATGTGTCTGGTTCATTTACATATTCTAAGTATCCTGAAGCGACACCAAAAGATCCTGATGCTGGGTTTGAAACCAAACCAGCATTTCCAAACTCACCATTATCAGAAATTGGTTTTACATATGCAGTGTTTTCATCAAATAATGTTCCACCTAAATTTGGATAACCAACAGAAGTAAATTTACTTGCTGCAGCTGATCGTCTTGCTTTTTTAGTTGATGATTTACCACCGAATAGTTTTCCTCCTAATCCACCCAATTTAAAACCACCAAACCCACCAAGTAAATTTGTCACATTACCTGAAGTTATATTTGATATAGCAGAAGAGATATTTCCACTTACACCACCTAATACATTTGTGACTGTTGCACCAATGTCTGTTGTGTTTAAAACATTCGATATATTTGAAATACCAGTTGAACTATTTAAAATGTTTCCAATACCTGAATCTGATAATACATTTGATACACCTGATAAAGTGCCACCTGCTATGTTAGTTAAATTTGAAGTTATAGATTCAGCAGTTCCTCCTAAGTTGTTTAAAAGATTTCCTGATATATTTTGAACTGTACCTGTAATCGTTCCAGTTAAATCCGTTCCTGATGTTAAATTAGAAAATAATTCTTTTCCTGTTGTAATAGAACTATCTAAAGATGCTGATGTGACACCACCTAATAAGTTATCAAAACTCTTTTCATTCGCTATTCCTTGAATAGCACCTGCTGCTCCTTGATAGTCTAATGAATTAATTAATTTCGGGATTGATGAATTAGCAAAATTCTGTACACCGATATCTGATGCTACACTTAATAATGAATCAAACATTTCTTGGTTGACTGGTGCTCTTACAACACTTGTAAGTTTGTCAGCAACATCTGTTTGTAAATAGTTTTTAAATTCTGTTTCAGCAGTTGCTTTATCTATACTTCCTGGATAAGAAGCTGTGACTGGTTTTCCTTGATATGTATCTTGTCCATATCCAATTACAGTTTTAATTACTTTACCAGATGAGTCTGTAATCGGAACAGCAACATCAGTAAATGAAGTATTTTTTATAATATCTTTTACACTATCATTTGATACAGTGAAAGTAGAAAGAGGTCTTGCTTTTTCTATCTCTAAATCACCTTTTAATAAAGCTTTAGAATCTTCAGATACTTGTGCTGACGTTTCAACATCACCACCACTTCTTATAGCAGCAGCATTAATGATATTTACATTTGAATCTATTTGTCCTGAAACAAGTTTTGAAACACCATCAGAACCAATCTTTACTGCTGTGTTTATATTTCCTTTTCTATCAGATGGTTTAAGAACTAAAGAATTATTTTGATTTTGTGGAACACCTGCAAGTGTACCAAGTATCACTGGTGTTTGATCGTCTTTATCAGTAAATGTAATAAGAACTATACTTCCTAAAACTATTCCTGTTGGTGATACACCAATACCAGCACTTGCTGCTGAATTCACTGGCGATATAGGCATAGCCCATGGTAAATCTATTGTAGGAAGTACAGCAGGGTTTTCATCATGAACACC